CCCTACACGACGCTCTTCCGATCTTGAGACCGCGATGCTGCTTATCAACCCGGCCGAATACGCGGTGGCGGAACGCATGTACGACGGAGAACCACACCAGATGGCCGCCGAATTGAACGTCACCGTCCAAGTCATCGAAGACTACCGACAAATCCTAAGCGAGATAACCCACTAAGAAAGAAGAAAACCATGAAAAAGACAATCACACTGCTGATAGCGGCACTGTTGCTCGCCGGACTGACCGCCTGCGGAGGAAGCAACACCGCATCCGACGCGCCCGCCAAAACCGACAGCACGTCAAAGACGGAAACCAAGAAGGAGGAGCCCAAGCCCCAGCCGGCCGATCTGACCGGCACCTGGAAACAGACCAATTCCAACGACCCGAACTCATACATGGAAGCTACCATCAGCGGCGACACCATCGAGGTCAACTGGATCGGCACCGACACCAAGAGCCTCTATTGGAAGGGCACCTATCAGGCCCCGACCAAGGCCGGCGACTGGAAGTGGACCAGCCAGGGCGACACCGAAACCATGGCTCAATCCCTGCTCGCCTCGCAGGACGCCACCAAGGACTTCGCTTACAGCGAAGCCGACGGCGTGAGCTGGGAGACCACCGCGCTCGGCACCACCATCACCGTCAAAACCGCCAAGCAGTAAAGAAAAGCCCTGCTAACGCGCCAACGTCAACAGGGCCGGCCGGTTCTGGCCGGAATGGCCGGAGTAAAACGAAAGGCTCCGGAATCACTTCCGAAGCCTTCGCCGACCGGGTACTCCCAATCCACACAAATCATTGTACTCACCATAACCGTCCAAATCATCGGAGACTACAGGGCGCTGCTCTATGAGCACGTGAGATGAAGATGGAGCATACCTATGGCACGAGTGTTCATCGTTGACCGTTGGCTCAAAAACGACGAGAACGGCAATCCGCCGACTGCTGCGATGAAGCGCAGTCTCGCCAACGTCAAAGACCCCATGAAGGCCAAGGTGCCCGCCGAACACCGCAGCAGCACCTACGGAAAGTACGACCGCTGGCGATGCCGCTGGTACGCCGAGGCACAGGGCGTGAAGACCGAGAAGTCCAAAACGTTCCGGCTCCTGTCGGACGCGGAGGAGTTCAAAGCCGCCATGGAGGACGACATCAGGCGCGGCCGCTACCACGACCCCAAGCTCGCGCAGAAGCCATTCCGTCGGGTCGCCGAGGAGTGGACGGCAACGAAAGCCGACATCAAACCCGGCACCCTGCGCCGCTACAAGCGAGAACTTAGAATCTACATCAACCCCCAATGGGGCGACACCCCCATAGGGGACATCAAGACGGAAGCGATACAGAAATGGGTGAACCAACTGTCGGAGGGCGGCTATCCGGCCGACAGAAAACGCGGAACGGAAAACACTCGCGCGTTGAAGCCACGGTCGATTCGCAACATCGTGCGCGTGGTCATGGGCGGTGTGCTCGGCCATGCTCTGAAACAGGGATATATCACCGCGAATCCCATGCAGTCCGTCGCCACTCCGCGCGTCGTCGACGATGACGACGACATGGTATTTCTCTCGATTCCCGAGGTGGAGGATCTGGCCATCGAGGCCGGCAGAGTAAAGAACGACCCGCAGGACACGCTCATCGTTCGATGGCAGGCCTACGTCGGGCCGCGCATCGGCGAGACCTTCGCTCTGCAGGTCAAGGACATGGACTTTCCCCGTCGGCGAGCGCGCATCCGCCGCACCTGGGCGGAGGATAAGGACGGGAAGATGATTCTCGGTTCCCCGAAAAACGGGAAGGCGCGTTGGGTGGCGTTCCCTGAATTTCTTGTGGCTGGTTTGGAACGTCAGTGCGATGGGCGTGATCCTGATGATTATGTGTTCCGTGCGGCCCGTGGCGGCAATCTGTGGGTCAACACGTGGAGGTCGCGCATTTGGAGTCCGGCCGTCAGGCGTGCGGGTATGGAGGATTCCGGCGTGCGCATCCACGACCTGCGCCACACGTATGCGAGCATCGCGATTGCCAACGGCTGCGACGTGAAGACGTTGCAGTCCCAGTTGGGGCATTCGAGCGCTATGGTCACGCTTGACACGTATGCGCGGTTGTGGCCGGAGAAGCTGGATGAGGTGGCCGATGCTGTGGGCCGTGCCAGGGCGGAGGAACTGGACGAGGCGGCGTAGGTTCTGCGGTCATCGGATAAAATCGGATAAATCGGTTGAACCGGATAAAAGGAAAAACCCCGGAATCGTTGAGATTCCGGGGTTTTTGGTCGGGCTAGCCGGATTTGAACCGGCGACATCCTGTTGTATTCGACCTGTTTTCGTCTTTCTCCATCAAATTCTGTAAGACCTAAAACGGTTGGAATTTCAACGTTTTGCGCCTATGTAGTTTATTCGTTGAGTTCGGTGATATATGTCGTTTTCAGAGGTCATCGGATAAAAATCGGATAAATTTACACCGTCTCGGACCGCGCCTACAACGTGAAAAATCGGCCCCGTCCGGCCGCAGTCAAGCTCTATGAGAGCCGTCTGCGGCCGGACGGGGCCGTAACATTCGGGGTTAAATTATTCTTTCAAACCCCATCCAGACGATTCGTCACTTGGATGTGGCGGTGAAGGTGACGTCGATGCTGTCGAGTTTGGCCGTGACGGCCTGCGCGACGATCTCGGCGATGTCGGCTGGGTTCGCGCCGAGGCTCTTGGCGAGCGTGTCCAGGGCGGTCTGCTGGGCCGCGACCAGGGCGGTCAGTTGCGCGAGGGCCTTCTCGTTGCGGTCGGCCCGCTCCCAGATGCCCTTGATCTCGTTGTACAAGTTGCCGCCATAGCAGCCGCCCTGGCCGTCCTTGTCGGTCCAGTTGTAGGTCGCGACCTTGCCCGCCGTCTGCGATGCCCGGGCGGGGCGTTCGGTTTCAGGGCATGTCGTGGTCGCCGGCGAGCGCCGCATACAGTTCGAATGCGAGTACGACTGCGATCAGGCCCGCGTATTCGGAGAGTCAGCGGATGCGGTTCATACGCCGAGCTTCTTCATGGTGCCGCGCACCATGCTGTCGATCTGGTCGAAGCGGCTCCACCATGGGGCTCCGTTGTTGCCGTGGATCAATGGCACGCCTGCCTGCTGGAGCAGGTTGGCCTGATCGGGGTGTGTGAGCGCGGTGCGTCCCTTGCCGGGCTCGCAGTACCAGATGACTCCCGTGGAGTCGTTGCGGATCATCATTGCCGCCATGATATCTACCTCCTGTGTTCCGGTGTTGCCGGATAGCTTCTGTTGGACGAGTTGAATGAATGCCGGCCACGTGTAGCCGTAGCGGCTGAAATACGGAATCGGGTCGGTGTGGTCGCTGCCGCCGTAGGTCTGAGAGAACCATGAGTGCGGGTGCATGCGGTCCACGCCCCACCCGTGTGCGCGCAATCGTTGTGCGATCACGTCGGCGGCGATGTCGATGCCTTTCCAGAAGTCCGACGCGTTGGTGGCCTCGCAGATCTCGATGCCTTCGCACGTGGTGTTGCCGTTGCCGACCTGCCAGCACAATCGGTCGTAGGGCACGCAGTGGATCGCCTCCTTCCAGTCGGAGGTGAGGTGAACCGCATAGTCGTAGCCGCGAGACCATAAGTCGCGGTGATTGCGGGCCGTTGCGCCGGGATTCGCCGTGCTGTGAACGGCGAACAGGGACGGGCTGAGATAACCGTGCCCCTGGTTGACTATCTCCTCCTTGATCTGAACCATGGGCTCACTCCGTGGAGTCGGCCTTGGCATCCGGGTCGGAGATCATCTCGCTCATGGGCACGACCTCGCCCGGCATATCCACGGCGTTACCTGTGTCCTGGGCAAGCTTGACGGCATTGACGACCTGCTGGCCCTGCACGGCCGCGGAGGTCACGTTGTTGTTGCGCCACCACGAGTAGATGCTGACGATGACGGCGATGACGCCGGTGATCGCCGTGCTCACCTGGTCCGAGGTGAACGGAAGCTGGCTGATGCCCGCGATGGACAGACCGGTCTGGACGACGCTGAACAGCTGGACGATCAGCAGCACGATGGATTTCGTGCGCTCCACGGTCAGACCTGGAATCGTGGTGGTGTTGGCGGCCTTGTGGTCGGCCACGCCTTTGGTGTTTGCCATTGGTGTTCCTTTCTATTGGTGGTTGTTTCCTCCGCGCCGGAGGTCGTTGACCTCGTGGCGCAGTTCGATGAGGTTCTGCTCGGTAGTGGTGATGCGACGATTGACGGTCGCGAACTCGCCGTTCATGTCGTCACGCAGACCGTCGACCGCGCCGCGCAATGATTCGATGGCGTCCAATGTGCGCAGGGCCTTGTCGTCGAGGTCGTCGCGCAACGGCATCTCATGGTTGTTCGTTATCTCGCCGCGCGTCGCCCGATCCCTCTCGTCCCCTCTGTGGTTGATCCAGATGGCAGTGACGATCTGGGCGGCGAGCACCAGGGCGCTCACCACGATGTACGCCCATGCGGGCAATCCCTCGGGCAGGTTCATGCACGGCTCCTACGGTAGGGAAAACCCACACGCAGATCCGCATGGAACGGCCATGATGCGTGTGGGTTTTGGAGGTATGAAATGTTGCTGAATGAGTATTGGGACGAGTCGTATTGGCCGTCATGTGGCAGGCTGCGCGAATGCACGCGCGTCGGATATGCGAGTGCATGGCGACGTCACATACGACCCGAATTGGGTGACATGGACCTGGCTGACCTGACAGGGCCGCGTATCCAATCGTGGCTGGACTCGATCACGTCGGCCGGAGCGGCGCGTAAGGCGTGGGCCGTATTGCGGCAGATGCTGCGTTCGGCGGTGCGGCTCGGATTACTGGATGCGGACGTGACCGGCAGGGTCACGCCACCGAAACCGAGTGGTTATGAACCGGAGGTTTTGGATATCCGCCAGATACGCCAGTTGCTGCAGGGTTTCCACGGGCATGAGCTCGAGGCATGGCTGATCTGCAGCGTATGCCTCGGATTGCGCACCGAAGAAGCCCTCGGATTGGAATGGCAGGATCTGAACCTCAACACCGGCAAAGTCAGGGTCCAGCGCGGCCTGCAATGGGTGGACGGGCACGAGGTAATCGTGGATCCAAAAACCGAGTTGAGCCGTCGCACCATCGTGCTGCCGCGATTCGCGGTACTTCGACTCCGTGAAATCAGGCCACGAGAAGGTGTCCGACTCATCGGCTCGTTGAATCCCGGCCAGGTCGCTCGTCGCTACGCCACATGGTGCAGATCGCAGAACCTGCCGTATGTGCCGAGACGGAACCTGCGCCATAGCTGGGCGTCCACCGCGTTAGGCGCCGGCGTAGATGTGGCGGTGGTCAGTCGAGCACTCGGCCACTCCAGCATCGCTACAACAGCCCGCTACTACCTGCGCCCAGACAGTGAAGTACTCCGCGAAGCGCAACGCACATGGGAGCACGCCCTCATACGTTGATAGGGATTCGCTAACCCAATCGTCTGTATCGTTTACTGGCCCCTACGCGATGAATGTACTACTCATGCGCATAGGTCGCATCGTTATAGCGGTCGGCCAACCTTCGCCATCATCTAGTTATGCGACCGGAGAATTGAAAGCTATAGAGAAAATCCCGGAAGGATACAGGCCAGCTTCCTACGGGTCGATTCTGTTTGCATCGAACAATGGCGGCGCTGTCGGTAGCTGGTATATAAGCTCTGATGGAAGCATCACCATCCGCGGCAAAGCGGATAAAGGATATTACCAAACCTGTACTGGCTGCTGGCTGACCGCCTAGCTTTCGCTAACCCCCACCGTCCTATGGGAGGGCACCAGCGGCAAAACCGGCACCCTCCCGCTCGCCGAATCGATCACGGATTTCCGCGAGCTGATCATCGAGGGTAATGATGATGACCATTACCCGAGGCTGTTCCACACTGCCGCCGAAGCAGGATCGATCGTCCTCTCATTCGTCGGCATGAATTTCGTGAACGGGCTCGCGTCAGGCAAGGCCACTCTCGTCCGGATCGCCGACACGAGCGTGCAGATCATCGGACACCGAATCCACGTGATGGAAGGCAAAACGTCAGACACGCAGTGCCTGACCATCACGAGGATTCTCGGCGCGCGTTAGACGGCGGGGATCACCGCAAACCGGACATCCATCGTGATGTTCTGCTGGGTGCCGACCTGGATGGCGCGGACGACCTTATGGGGCACGTCGTAGCATGCGACCAGCGCCGTATTCACGCCGGTGGTGACGGGCGTGAAAACAACCACATCGCCACCAGTGTAGCTCCGGCCGACCAGGGCACGGTATTCCGCATCGGACAGGACGTTAGCGACGCTGCCGGTGAACGTCGCGTTTTTTTGCCGGACCGTATAGGGGTTAGCGAATCCCTATCCGCGCCACATGACGGCCCAGTTGACGCGGATAGGTGCCGTGTTTTTGCCGTCGAACATGACATCGATGCGGTTTCCGGACGGGGTGACACGCACAGAGGTGACCTGACGGCCGTTCGCGTCCCAGTCACCGTTGATGGCGGCAACGACCACGTCATTGTTCCAGTCGCGGCCGAACTGGGTTTTGAACTGGCCGAACGTCCACATGGTCGCGTAGCCGCCGCTACCGGCATCCTTATAGACGCCACTGCCCGTATAGAGATGCAGCGGCGGGGTTAGCGAATCCCACACGTCCTTCATTGGTTTCAGCACGTTGAAGAGCGGGACGAGGGTGCCGACGGTGATGCCGTTGAGCGAGATCCGGTAGAGGGGCATGTCGTGGGTTGCGACGCCGTCGAGGATCGAGCCCGTATTGTGGGCTGGATCGGCTGGCGTGCCGGTGGTTGGCGTGCCTTTGATGACGACGAGCTGGCAGGTTTCCACTCCGCTGGTGGTGTTCTTCGAGTAGCGGAGCACGGCGATGTCGTTGCGTTTCTGGCCTTGGGTGCCGGATTGCACGGTGGCGGTGGTGGTGCCGGTCAGGTGCACATGGCGGCCGTTCAATACGGCGTCGCCTGATTGGACGGCGATGGTGTTCGCGTTGCTCATGGTGGCCTTGAGCTGATTACCGGTCGTGAGCGCGTAGTCGCCGGGGCCGACGATGCCGGCCTGGAATGCGCCGATGTCGTCGCTGCCGATGTGTGGGGTGCCGGCGAAGCCGGTGATGAGTTCGACTGTCATGATCGTTTCCTTATCCGATGCGTTGCCAGAGGAATCCACGGCCCATGATGTTGGGGAGTTTCTTCCAGCCGGTGTTGTAGGTGGGTGGCGTGCTGTCGCTGTTGGTTTCGAGGACCGTGCCGATGGGCCAGGCTTTGTCGAAGATCTGTTCGGTTGAGGCTTGTGGGCCTGCGGGCCCTTGCGGGCCTCGCAGGTTGGTTTTCTTGACGTATGCCATCACAGGTGGCCTTTATTCGAAGATGTAGAGGTCGCCGTTGGATTGGATGTACATGTCTCCGGCCTTGCCGGTGGCGCCGGCTGCCGGTGCGCTGGTACCGTAGGTGATGGTGTTGCCGTCCGCGCCCTTCGCGCCGGTGGCACCCTTCTCGCCTTGCGGCCCTGCCGGGCCGGTGGCGCCGGTGGGGCCTGCAGGTCCGGCAGGGCCGGTTTCACCCTTCGCGCCAGCCGCGCCGGTGGCACCTTTCACGCCCTGTGGACCCTGTGGGCCGGTGTCGCCTTTCGCGCCGGTGGCACCCTTCTCGCCTTGCGCGCCGGTTTCACCCTTCGGACCCTGTGGTCCCTGCGGACCCGTCATGCCGGTGGCGCCGGACAGATCGGTGATGTACGTGTATCCCTTGGCTCCCTTGACGTAGAGCTTCGCATTGTCCGCGTCGTTCACGTTGCCGGTGTCGATCATGACGAACTGGCCGTTGAGCACTCCGTCGGTGGCGTAGCCGGCGTTCATTTCGGCCACGGACTTGTAGGTTTTCGCGATGGCGAACGCGTCACCCTTCGCGCCCTGCGGACCCTGAGGTCCCCGAGGGCCCTGCGGACCGGTGGCACCCTTCGGACCCTGAGGTCCCTGCGGGCCGGTGAGGTTGAGTTTCTTCACATATGCCATGATGATGCTCCTTACTGCTGGTTGGTTATGGCATTGACTGACTGGGTTTTGAGGGATGCGGGGTTTACTGGTCCTGCACCTGGTAGAAATCACCGTTCGCCTGGTTGATGTACACGTCGCCGGCGAGCGCGTCGGCCGGTGGTTCTCCGGGGTCTCCGTCGCCTACGGTGATGCGGTTGCCGCGTTGGCCGGTTTCGCCTTTGGCTCCTGGAGTGCCGTTGGCACCCTTCTCGCCTTGCTCACCGGATTCACCCTTCGGGCCTTGGATGCCTTGCGGGCCTGCCGGGCCTTGGATGCCTTGCGCGCCGGAGAGGTCGGTGACGAACGCGTATTGGGTGTCGTTCTTGACGAACATTTTCGCGTTGTCCGCATCGTTCACGTCGGTGGTGCTGATGACGACGAACGAGCCGATCGGAATGTCCGCGTTCCTGTAGTCGGCATTCATTTCGGCGACGCTGGCGTAGGTTTTGGCGATGGTGAACGCGTCGCCCTTCGGGCCTTGTGGGCCTGCGGGACCCTGCGCACCGGGTTCACCCTTGTCGCCTTTGGCTCCCTTGAAGCCGAGCGTGCCGCCGCCATCCGCGGTCAATGCGGCGGAAGGGGTGACGGTGGTGCCGTCCACCTTCGCCACGGTGTAGAAGGCGCCGTTGGCGTCCACGATCAGATCGCCGGCAGAGACCGTGCTCGGGGTGAGCTTCGAGGAATCGAACGCGGTGTTTGAGCCGATGTTGATGTTGGCCACGTGGAACGTGCCCGCACTGGTGCCGCCTCCTGCGGGAATGATGTCGCCGGCCTTCAAGGCGTCGATGAGGCTTTTCTTGTTGTATTCGACGTCCACGGCGTCAACGAGATAGAAGTTGCCGTCGTTCTTCTGCTTGATCTTGTCGATGAGCTGGATGGACATGATGATTCTCCTCCTCTCAGGCCGCGTTCACGGTGGTGTTGCCGAGGCCCGCGTTGGTTGACTGCCACACGTCATACGAGACGGTGGCTCCGGACGCGTTCGTGTGGTCGAACGTCTTCACGAGATTGAAACCGCCTTCGAAGCCGCCGACCTTGAACGTCGGCGTGCCGAACGAATGTGGGATCGCATACCAGATGTACTGGCCTGCGGCCGCGTTCACGGTGAACGTCTTCGCCTTCGAATCACCCAGCTCCGAGCCGGCCAATGCGAGCAGGAACGTGCTGTCGACGCCATCTGCCGGGTTTCCGCCCACACCCCAGTAGCGCTTGTAGTGGAAGAGGACGCTGGTGGTTTTCGATGCCTTGGAGCCTCGCGCGTCGGTGACGGCGAGCGTGTAGGTCTTGTTGGCCTTGAGTGCCTGTTTGGTGAGTGGTTGGCTGGTGGGGAATTGGCCGTCCTCGCCCTTCACGATTTCCTGACCGTCCAATGTGAGCGTGGCCGGGGTCTTGTTGAGCTTCCATGCGAGGTTCACGGTGTCCACGGTCTCACCGATCTCATGGTCGCTGCCGCCGGTGAAACTCATGACGCTCATCGGCGTGTACAGGCTCAGGGTGCCGTCCGCCGTGATGTCGAAATCGCCTGACGGCTTGACCACGCCCGCCTTCTCGCTGGTGGCCACGTCGGCTCCCGCTCCAGCGGGGCCGCGCAGCGAACCCATTTTCTTCCATGCGTTAGCCATGATTGCTCTCCTTATCATTGGTTTCCTCGGAGCCGTCCGGTTCCGACGTGTATTCCCACAGATCGCCGTTGTCGGCGTTCAGATAGCCGTCCCCCTCACGGGCCGTGAGCTGGCTGGTGGGGTCGCCGTGGCCGAGCGTGATGCCTTTGCCGTGCAATGAGTCGACCCATTCGGCCTCGGTGTCCTGGTAGCCGAGTCTGACGGCGGTCTCATAGGCGCTTTCGCCTTTCTGCCCTTCCATGACGATTGCGTCGTCGATGATGGTGACCAGGTCGTCGCAGTTGCAGCCGTTCAGCGTGCGGATCATGATTGGCTCCTTCCTGTGGTCATGCTGACGGTGGATTCGATGAGCGCGCTGCCTGCCGCCAGACGGGTCGTATCCCCGTTCGGCGCGGCCAATAGCAGATCCCATGCGGCACTGCCTTCGGGCAGGTCTCGGGTCGTGTCGGCGGGCACCGTGATCGTGATGCAGCCGTGTTCGTCCAATCGCACGTATGGCGTCAGGTCGAACACGATGAGCCTGTCGCGGCGTATCTGCATGATCGGAGTCCATCCGGTCAGGTCCATCGGCCTTGCGACCGTGGCCCCCTGCCGGTCGGTGACCCTGCGCAGCCATCGCAACCGGTATGTGTTGGTGACGCCGGCCACGAGGATGAGGTTCGCTTCGAGCAGGCAGCTACGCCCCAATGTGTTGCGTGTCATTACTTGATCCTTTCCCACATATGCGCGCCCAATGAGGGGCGCCGCTCCCAGGTGCCGCCGAAGTCGTCAGCGGGATTGTTGCCGGTGGTGTTCATGACCACGTAGCCGACCGGGAACAGGATTCCGTTGCCGGTCGATGTGGCGTGCGCGGTGATGACGCCATCCTCATTGACGGTGATGGTGCTGCCGTCAGGTCTGACTCCACCCAACGTGGCAATGGTGGCGGCCGGAAGCGCGTAGTTCTCCAATCCGTCGAGTTTCCGCTTGTCCGCGGCGCTCATGAGTCCGGATCCTTCGGCCGTGGCCTCCGTTGCCGTGATGTGCACGGCCTGGCCGTTCCTGCTCGCGGACAATGGCGTGGCCGTGGTTATCGAAGCCACGTTCATGGCTGCCGCGGCGATGGCGGCGACGGAATCCTGCTGTGCCTTGCCGATTTCGGCCGAATAGTTCGAGGCGAGCGTGTATGCGTCCTTGGCTGTTTTCTCCACGTCGTCCACGCGCGAAGGGGTGACGACCGCGCTGAACGTGTTGTTGCGCATGGTGATGGTGACCCCGTCCGCGTAGTACGCGCCGGAGCCGCCCGAACCGGTGGAGCCGTTGGATTCCGCCGAGCCGCTGAGACTCGTCGTATCGCCTGACGCGGTGCCGCACTCGTAGTCCACGGACAGGATGCCGCCGGATGATTTCACGATCTTCTTGGCCACGGGCACGGTGAGCGTGATGCCGAGCCGGTTGTCACGGCCGGTGACCGTGTCGCCAACGTCCATGCTCAACGTGTTGTCCGTTATGGTGACCTCGACGCCGCCCTGTGATTGCAGTTCGATGAGCTTCTTCCTGGTTTCGGTGTTCAGCTCGTCGGGTTTCGCGTTGGAATAGTCGTAGACGGCCTGACGTTCCGCCAATCCGGTCAATGATTGGGTTTGGCTCACGTTGCCGTTGACATCCGCGTACCAGTGGACGACCGCACGGTCTTTGAGTTCCCCGGTGCCCAATCCGATGAGATGGTTCACCGGCTGGCTATCGAGCGAGGCCTTGAATTCGAGCAGATCACTGTCGATGCTGTCGCCGTAGTGTTCGGCGGGCAGTGCATACGCGTTCACACGCCCGTCTGCCCAGATGAGACGGAGTTTCGCATTGTTGGCGGCGAGCATCTTCCGGATGCCCGTGTACGCGTCCGTATACCGGTCGAACGAATACGGGTTGATGGTGACCGCGTGCCGTGCTGACGCAGTGAACAGCGCATCCAATCCGATGCGTTTGAACAACATGTTGAGCACATCGTTGGCAGCGCCGGAAACGGTGAGGTAATCCCGACCCGTATCGGGTTGGAGGATGCGGCGTGAGAGCAGGCCATGCCAGGTGGGGCCCTCCACACTGCCGTCCGTGTTGCGCACGGTCACCAACCCGCCGTATTCGGTGCCGTCGATCATGATCAGCGCGCCGGCCTCCGGCTGCGGCAGGCAGGTGAGTTTGAACGAATTCTCATCGCTGCCGTAGGCGAGATCGAGCGTGTAGTCGTCCACCGCGCGCAACGGCTTGTGCTTCGCGTCGGTGACTATGAGACTGACCACGGTGGTTCGCTCCTCTCCTCGACGGGCGTGAGCTCGAACGTGTAGCCTCCCGGCCAGCTCACTTCGGCGCGGCCCGCCGGCAACGGCTGGAAGACGTAGCTGCCGGAATCAAGGCCGGCACCGCGTTCCGCGTTCGCGAACCAGTTGACCCGGTCGCCGGCCGCGTTGACGAACGCCACCGAACGCTCGCCCTCTACCGCATCCACCTCGACGCGAGCGCCGCCGGGGATGTCACCGGTGATCCGGTACTGGTTGCCGCCGATCGTGACGGTCGGATTCGAGCAGGGCCCGTATATGGTCATGCGGAACGGCATCGGGTCCAACCCGTCCACGGCTATCACCGGTGGGGCGGATGGCGGCCCGTAATCGTAGTCCATGTCATACGGGTGATCGAGATACTGGTAGGCGTCGGGGTCGCTGGGCGCATAGGTGACGGTCGGCAGGCTGCGTCGCCACATGCCCAATTGGGTCACGGTCAATTGGGTTTCGATGATGCGCGGCGTGATGGATTGCGGTTCGCTTTTGGTGATGAGCGCCCTGCACTCCCACACGTCGTCCACGCGCAGCAGGCCCGATATCGTGGAGTCCCTGGAGTGCGCGAGCACGTCATGGTCGGTGAGCATGCGCAGCCGGTCCAATTGGGTTTCGCCGTCCACGGCCTTCACCGTAAGCGTGAGTTCACGGGCCTGCCATGCCACCCCGGTAAGGGTGCGCGCGCCGAGCGTGTACGTCCACGCGCGTCCTCTCAACGATGGCATCGTCTCCCCGTAGATAGGGCCTTCGAACGAGATCTCGTCGCCGGTGGAGCCGCACACGTATTTAAGCGTTTGCATACTTGCGTACCAGCCTTCCCACTTCTCGTCCGTCGAGTTCGATGCCCAATGCCTGCAGCATGGTCGGGATGTCCGCGTGCAGGGCGACCAGTGCGGCGAGCAGCTGTTCCAGCAGGGCGGTCTGCGTGGCCGTCTGCCCCCTGTCGTCGCGCAGCATTCCCGTGCCGCCGGTGACGCCGCCGATGAGCGGCGAGCCGAACGAGTAGCCGTCGAGCGTGAGCCCGGCGGCTATCCTGTCGAGGCTGCGGTTGACGACGTCCTGGCTGCGGTCGATGCCCACGGCCATGCCGCGGCCGATCATCACGCCGACCTGGTCGCGGAACACGCGTGACGGCGAATGGATGCCGAGCTTGTCCTTGACCCAGTTCAGAGCGTCCTTGGCGGCACCGACCGCCGCGTCGACGAGCTTGCCGGCGGCGGATGTGACGCCGGAGGCGATGCCGGTGATGATGTTCATGCCGACCTCGCCCCAGTTCACGCTTGTGAACCCGTTCCAGATGGAGCGCACGATGGCGGGGATCTTGCCGATCAGCTGCGGTATGGCGCTGGCCAGACCGTTGGCGAGGGTCACGAGGATCTTCACGCCCGTCTGCAGGATCTGTGGCAGGTTCGCGGCTATCGACTGCACGAGGTTGCCGATGATGGTGGGTGCCTGTGCGATGAGCTGCGGCAGCGCGTTCATCAAACCCTGCGCGAGGCCGAGCAGCAATTGCATGCCGCTGTTGAGCAGCTGGCCGGCGTTGGATGCCAATCCGTTGACGAGCGCCATGATCATGTCGAGAGCGGCCGGCAGCAGCGTGGGCAGTTGCGAGGCCAGCCCGTTGACCAACGTGGTGACGATGAGCACGGCGGTGGTCATCAGCTGGGGTGCGTTCGTGCTGATCGCGTTCATCAGCGCGGTGAGGATGGCCGCGCCCTGGGCGAGCATGGCCGGCAGGCTGGCGGTGATCTGCATGTTCAGCTGCTGCAGCAGTGTCGGCAGTTGCGCGGACAGCTGGCCTATCATCGCGAACAACTGCCCCTGCATGCTCTGGTCCAGCATGCCGAGGCCCGCGACCAATGCGGCGATGATGCCGGCGATGCCCATGTACTTCATGAAATTGCCGGGGCTGAAGAACGACCCGAACAGGGAGCCGAGCTTGGCGAGCCCCGTCTGGACCTTTGGGCCGACCATGTTGCCGATGCCGCCGAACACGTCGCCCAATCCTGAGACGATCGGCCCTGTGGCGGACTTCACCTTGCCGGCTATCGACGACAGGCCGGACACGAGGCCGCTGTCCGACACCTTGGAGAACACGCCGGAGAATCCTCCGCCGACCTTGGCGCCCAGCGTCTTGATGTTCGAGTCGAGGGAGCTGGTGATCTTGCCGAACTCGACGCCCAGCCCGTTGGCCATGCCCGAGACGGACCGGCCGATGTCCGTGGACGCGAGCTTCGCCCCCAGTTGCTTGAGTGGGCCGGCGAGTCGTTCGCCGCCCTGCTGGACGCGGTTGACCGCGTTCGCGAACGGGTCGCCGTCCACGGCGAGCGCGGCGCGCAGGTCCTTGTTGAAATACGATTTGAACTGTTGCAGGCCAGACAGTCCTGATTGCAGTTGGCCGGGCAGTTGCTTCACGCCCGTGGTGAGTTTGTCGAATCCGCCGTCGCCGATTTTGCCGAGCGTGTCGAACACGTTGGTGATCTTGTCCACGTTGCCGCCGACCCCGGCGAACAACGTGAACGCTCCGGCCAATTGGCCGAGACTGCCGACGATGTCCTGAACGGTGATGCTGCCGTCCTGCAACCCCTGGCTGAATTGCTCGATGAGCTTGACGGCCCTGTCCACATACGGGGTGAGCTTGCCGTTCAACTGCTCCACGAATGGTGTGAGCTGGCTTGAGAGCGCGTCCACGGCCGGAATGGCCGCGTTGAACGTCTTGCGCAATGATTCGAGCGCGATCTTGCCGGGGCCTTCGCCCAATCGGCTGAGAGCGGCCTTCACGTTCGCCAATGCGCCGCTGAACGTGTCGCCGGCGGCCAATGCGGCTCCGCCGAGGCCTTCCTGCATGGAGTCGGCGAATGTTTGGAAGTCGATCTGGCCTTTGGATACCATGTCGGAGACCTCTTCCGAGGTTTTGCCGAGGTGTTTGGCGAGCAGTTGGAGGACGGGTACGCCGGAGCTCATGAGTTGGAGCATGTCGTCGCCCTGCAGTTTGCCTCGGGCGGCGACGCTGCTGAAGATGGTGCCGATGTCGGTGAGGCTGCGGCCTGATATCTGTGCGGTGTCGGCGACGGTTTTGAGGACGTTGGTCATCTGGTCGCCGGATTTGATGCCGGCGGCGCTCAGGGTCGCGGCCACGGTGGCCGCGTCGCCCAGGCCGAACGCGGTGCCTTTGACGCTGGCGAGCGCGTTGTTCATGATTTCGGCGATGCTTTTGGAGTCGTGGCCGAGGCCCTTGAGTTTGGCCTGCGCGTTTTCGATGGCGAGGGCGCGTTGGAAGCCGCCTTTGGCGGCGAGTGCGGTGATGCCTCCGGCGATGGTGCCGATGGCGCCGAGTCCGATTTTGCCGATTTTGCCGAATGCGCCGCCGAATTTGCCGAGGATGCTGGTGCCGCCGGTCTTGGCGGCGTTGTCGGCGGCTTGGGTGATGTCGCCTTCGAGTTTCTTGCCGAAGTCCTTGCCGCTGGGGGCGACTTCGATGTAGACGACGCCGATGCTGCTTTCTGCCATCGGGGCTTCTCCTGTGTGGTTGGGAGGCCCCGATGGCGGTCGGGGTCATTCGATGTGGTAGTGGTCGTTGAGGCGTTTGCGGCGGGCCATGCGCGCCTCATAATCGGCGTGGGTTTCCGTGTTCGCCCGGCGGAACGGGTCGGTTCTCCGGTCGGCCCATGGCCGGTAGCCTTTGCGTTTGAGTCGGCCTTCGAGTTCCATCTGGTCCCAGAGCGCGATTTCCGCTCCGGTGGGCGTGTATGACCATCCGGCGAGCGCGGCGAAGCTGTTGGAGGTGTGGTCGCGCAGGATTTCGCGGGTGAGCGCCCATGCGCTCTCATAGTCGAGGTTGCCGGATGGTTTGCGGCCGGCTGGCGCGTCGAGCCATGCGTTGAGGTGGCATGGCTTCCAGACGCGCCGGTAGCGGGTCAGCCAGTCGGCGGTCAGCGCCGAGTGATGCTGTTGGTGGAGGATGAGGAGGTAAACGATTTTGGGTCGAGGCCCGATCCTTCGGCCCAGCCTTTGACGATGGCGCTGATCCAGCCGAGCGGGTTGCCGGCCTTCCGCAGCTTGTTCCACAGGGTCGGCTGCATTTCCTGCAGGTAGGCGAGGAACACGGCGGTGGCGTGGAACGTCTCCTCCTCGGAGAGGACGACCTTGCTTTTGACGATGAGCACGACGTTGACCAGTTCGATGGGCAGGTCGGCGGAGTTGAGGTTGGGGAGTGTGACTTCGGTGTCGAGTCCCTTGAGTCTGAGGCATACGTCGGGCTGCTGTTCGGCGTCGGTGTTGATGTCGGGTTCGATTTCGATGGGCTTGTTTTCTTCGCTCATGGCGGTCTCCTGAAAAAAGTGTGTGCGGCGGTCTGGTGGGTGGGGGTTCCCCGTCCGCAGGGACCGCCATCGGTGCGGGCGGGGAAGAATGTCAGGGTCAGGCGGTGACGGTGACGGGCACGGTCACGTTCTTGCCTCCGGCGGTGGCGGTGATGGTGACGGGTTTGCCGGTTGCGGTGGCGGCCTTGCCGGTCACGGTGACGGTGTTGTCGTTGACGGTGGCGGTGGCCTTCGCGGTGTCGCCGCTTGTGGCGGTGATGGTCCAGCCCGTGGCGTTCGCCGGGGAGACGGTCACGTTGAACGTCTCGGTCTTGCCGGCGGCGACGGTCAGCGTGTTCGGGGTGGCGGCCAGCGAGTCGACCTTGGTGGCCAGTCCGGCCTTCTCGGCCGCGAGCAGACCATAGACGTGGAACATGTAGCCGTCCGAGGCCTTGAACATCTTGAACGTGACGTTGAAGGTCACGACCTCCGTGGATACGAGGGTCATGTCGTCGCGGTCGGAGACCTTGCATTTGCCGATGGGCAGCACGATGGGGTTGCCGTACTGGTCGAGGCATGCGAGCACGGCCATGTATTCGATGTTCGTGGCCGCGTCCCTGACATGGAAGTTGCCGTCGGTGTCGGCCTTGACGCCGAAGTAGGCTTCGGCGATGTCCTGACGGCATTCGATGCCGGGTATCTGCAGGGTCCAGTAGCCGGGCTCCTGTTCGGAGACCACGATGTCGCCGTTGTGGCCCTTGATCTCGGTCTCGTCGCCCGGCTCGGGGTGCAGTACCGCGCCGTCCTCGCTGTTGTAGCCGACAGGCTTCTTGCCCTCCGGCGGCGTCCATTTCTCGGAGTCCGGCATCTCGGGGATGTTTGGATCGTCGAGCTTCCACAGGAAGAGCGCGTAGTCCTTGATGAGTTTGACCAGGTCGGCGCGGTTGCCGCTGGTGATGTACGAAGTGTCTGTGGCCATTTGCCATACGCCTTTCGATGATTATGCTTGGTTGGTTTCGACGGTGAGCAGGAGCGTGAGGTACGCCATGAGGCAGCCGTTCTCGTCGCTCATGCGGATCGGCCCCGACTCGTGGTCGATGGTGACGACCGGCCGTGGCGGATACAGGCCGGTCAGGTACAGTTCGATGTCGGCGGCGAGGTTCTGCGCGGCGTCGATGTCGCCGGTCCCGTCGTCGCGGCGCACCCACACGGAGATGCGCAAACGCGCCTGCTGGCTGACGGGGGTGGCCTTCTGGCCCGGCACGGCGACCAGCACGCATTCCCTGGACGGATTGCCCCGGTTGCGGACGGTGCCGAACTCAACGCCATGGAACCGGTCGCGCAGACGTTCGAGCAGCACGGGTTCCACGCGCCGGGGACGGACGGGTGGCCGGATGACGCTCATACGACCACCATGCCCAGCATCTGGCTCAGCACTCCGTGGGCCTGTTCGAACGCGGCCGGAGCGGTGGCGACCACGTTCGAACGGTCGGTGTCCTCGTTGCGGTACACCTTGATCGCCGGATCCACCGCCGCCATGCCCTCCACCTGCTCCTGCACGTCGTCCATGACCGGCTTGACGGCCTTGTGCAGCGCCTCCGTGCCGAAAGCCTTCCGGTTCAATACGACCCTGACTTTCTTGGCCATGATTCATCCTTCCCTGACGAACGCGTTGACCACGTCGCCGATATGACGCCCGTGCCTCCACCATTCGAGCGGCGGCCCGTCAACCATCAACGGCTTGCCGCGCACCACGAGGCAATCCGTATCAAGGATGCCCGTGGGCTCGGGACCACGGAAGTACAGGGTGTAGCGGCGGGCCACGCCCTGCGAGTCCGCGCCCGGGGACTGCGAAGTCTCCACCGGCTCCGCGAAACCCATCAGCGAGGCCACATGCCGCATCTCTCCCTGCACCGGGTTCCCATCCGCATCCACCTCGGCCGCGCCCCGGTACACGTCAACACGCTCCATGATGCGATCCTTCCGCCATGTCTATCGACCACATGCGTTGGCCGGACAATCCGAGGTTGCGCAGCATGTCGTCCGTGAACCGCAGATACCCGTCGGGGCTCAGCCACGAGTAGGTGCTGGAGAACGGGCCGGTCGTCTCCGTGGATTGGGTGACGCCGGTCTGTCCACCGGACACCTGCGCCTCCATGGCCGTGCGCACCATCTGGCAGCACACGAGCTCGAGCCCGCGCTCATGCGCGAGCCACCACGCCGGGTCATGTGTCTCGGGGTAGGGGCGGACGCGGTTGCGGATGATCTCGCTCGCGTCCGCGAGCAGGATGTCCGCCTGCGCCCGCTCCTCCGGAAGCAGCTTGTGCCACCGGTCTTCCAGGTTGGAATGCGTGGCGAACGAAACGGACGGGTCCATATGGTCCTCCTTTATCCGATTCTGGTGAGCACGGGCGTGATGTCCCCGTCGACGGTGGTCACGCTTTTGGGTGCATGAGACCCGCCGTGACGAGAGCGTCGCGCAAGGCCACGTATTCGGCCTTCGTCGGCGTATCGCCGGCCGGGTCGGCCACATACGCGGCCTTCGGGACGGTCGGGATCACGCCCGCGGCGAGTTTGTCCGCGGTGATGTCTCCCGCCAGCATCGCGTTCGTCACACTGCCGTCCGCAGGCGTTGATGAGCCGCCAGCGAACGGGGTGCCATCCGGGTTCCACAGGCGCGCCGGCACGTCCATGGCGGCCGGCTTGTGCTTCTTCCTGTTCGTCTTCTGGACGATGAAGTCCTGGGTGAACGCGCCCATCAGGCACCTTCTTCCGTGGAGGTCTTGAGCACGGCGAACGCCTTGGGGTCGACGACCGCGTAGGAGAACATGGCCTCGGTGCGGTAGGCGATCTGGTTGTGGGCCTTGAGGTCCACGCCGGTCTGGTCGGGGTCGCCGTAGGGGATGATCTCGGACGTGATGTCGCGCACCATGCCCCATTTGATGAGGCTGAAATCGCCCATGATGGCGAGCACGTGGGTGGGCGTCTTGGCCTTGGCCCCGTTGACGGTGGCGCTGGTGGCGGCCTTGATGCCGTCGAGGGTGCCGACCTGCAGGTTGAGCGGGATCTCCGGGTAGTAGCGCATGCCGGTGGCGGGTACGCGGATCTTGCGCAGACGGGAGGCCCACGTGCGGCTGATGGCGATGCCGTTGATGTCGTAGGTCTCGTTGAGCTGGTCGGCCAGGTTGTCGACGTTGGTGATGTCGTCGTCTCCGGCGGTGACCTGCATGGCGCGGGCCGTGAGCGCGTCGAATCCGGTGAGCGACCCGCCGGTCTTGGGGTTGACGGCGTGGTAGACGACGTAGTCGAGGGCGCGGCCGATGGCCTCGGCCTGGTCGGCCTGGATGGACTGGATGATCTGGAAGCGGTTGTCCTCGTCGGCCCATTTGAGCTCGCTGGTGACGCGGGTGGTGGTCTGCACCTTGAACGTCTTGCCGCTCACGTAGTTCAGGTCCTGTTCGTAGGAGCTCTTGGTCTGGCCTTCGGCGGTCACGTCGGCCTCGGCGGCGCCGTTGAAGATCATGTATTCCTTGTCGGTGAAGATCTGCGGGCTGCTCGGGGACAGCGCGGCGATGGTCGATGTCTCCTTGACCTTGTTGACGACGGCCGTGGCGACGGTCTTGGGCAGGTGGAGTTTGCTGGTGTCCATTGCCATGATGTTGTTCCTTTCTGGGGGATGATTGCGTTTAGAGGTTGGAGAACAGGTCGTCGGCCCATGCGCGTTCGTCGGCGCCGGCGGCCTTGCCGTCGGGGGTCTTGCCCTGGTTGGGCATGCCCTTGGGCTTGGGGTGCGCGTACTGGTCGATGGCCTTCGCGTTCGCGCTCATGGCCTCCAGCGAATCGCCGTGCAGCAGCGAGGCGGGCACGCCGGTCTCCTTGGAGACCTGCGCCCTCCACTCGTTCTGCTGTCGTTCCGCCTCGTAGGCGGCGTTCTGCGCTTCGAGCTCCTTGATGCGTTTGGCGGTCTTCTCGGCTTCGGACAGCTGCGAGTCCTTGAACTGTTGCAGTTCCTCGGCGGCCTTGCTGTTGTCCTTGGCGCGCTGCTCCCATTTGCGCGAGTGGGCGCGCTGCTCCTCGAACTTCGCCTTCCAGTCGATGTCCTCGCCGGTGTCGGCCGGGTCTCCCGTTGCGGGGTCGCCGGAGCCGCCTTCGCCTGCGCCGGAATCGATGAGACGAAGGTTGTTGCGGAATCGGCGCCAGTACGACATGTCGTGCATGATGGTTCTCCTTTATGGTTGATGGGGCCCGTTCCGGGCATAAAAACCACCCGTGCGGGCGGCGTGGAGTGGCGGGTGCAGGATTCGAACCTGCGTGGCGTGATGCAGCCGATTTACAGTCGGCCCCGATCGGCCTCTCCGGCAACCCGCCGTATGGTAGAATCGAGGTAACGGGGATCCCACGTAACCGGCTCTTGAGACCGGCACATAATCCGGGGGGTTATCCCCGTTCTTCTATTTCAATACGATTTGGTGGAATCCTTCCGAGTCGAACACCCACAGCTCTTTGATGTGGGATTCATGACGGGCGTTGTACAGCGACAGTTGGTTGACGAACTTGTCGGGCAGTTTCGTGCTTCCGAAGTCCAGTACGAACACGTCCTTGACAACGCCCTGTTCGACGCCGCCGACGACGGCGTCGTTGATGCGTTGGGCCACGTTCCTGTACTTCAGGCTTGCCGGTGATTTCAGTTCCGCGTCGCATTCGTGGCTCAGCCAATGGAAGTCGTTGCTGGGCTTGCCATCATGGCTTTTCGGTATCCACTCGTATTCCTCGCCCAAGCGCCTGAACTTCTCAAGGAACACGATCTCGTGCCGTTCGAGGATTTCCCTGCTCGGGTCGACGCCGACGGCGAGCTGGCGCCGGTACCAGGATTCCGCAGTGCCTTTTGGCTCTCCCTTCATTGACAGGAGCCTGACGGACTGCTCCCACGGCATGGTCGGCGTCGGGTAGACGCCGTCCGTGAACGCCATGGGATTGTCCCGGCGCATGCGCTTGAGCTTCTCCCGGTAGTCGCCACCTCCCTTGCTGGCTTCCTGCCACATGGCGGTGAGCCGTTCGGGGTTGTATCCGGCGAGTGTCTGGCGGCCCCAGCTGGGGACGATCTGGCAGTCGCAGTCCCGGTGGTATTGCATCTCCAGACCTGCCGAGTCCTCGCTCAGGTAGGCGAAGCCCCGTGAGGCGAGCATGGTGCAGAACGCGCATGTCCTTGCTCCGCGCGGCACTCTTGCCCATCGTGGTTTCGACGGGTCGATGCGCATGTTGCGTTGGGTGGTCAGGCGTGCGGCGGCGTTGACCATGTCGGCGACGAACTGCATCGCGTCATCCGGGTTGCCCAGATCGGGCCACAGGTCGTCGATCGTGGCTCCCGCGCGCGACTGCCCGTTCTTGACCTGCGTGTAGGTCAGGCCGTTGTAGTCGGTGTTGTTGAAGCCGCCCTGCACCTGCCAGAGGGCGCGGTCGGGGTCGATGAGCTGTGTGTGGTCGAAGTCGTCGAGCCGGACGCCCGCGTATTCGCTCCACAGGCCGCGCACGGTGTCGTAGTATTCGTTCGCCAGCTGGGAGGCGTCTCGGGAGAAGTCGCGGATCGCGTCCTTGACGTTCAAAGGGTCGCGTTCGACCATGTTCTCGATGACGTCGGCCGCGCCCTCCCTGAGGTTGTCAAGGTCGGTCTGGTAGTCCCTGTACGCCCTGTCCAACAGCCGTTGCAGTTCCGGCGGGGCCTTCGGATTCGCTGCCATCAGCCGCCTCCGTGTCCTGCGGGTTCATCCGCTGCTGTCTGAGCTGGTCGATGTTCCGTTGCGCCTTCATCCGCTGCTGGTAGGCGCGGAACGACTGGAGCTCGCCGGCCGTGAGACCTAGCTTGGCCAGTCCCAC